CCCCCAGCACTCGAGTTCCAGGCAGAGGTAATCCTCAAGTCTGTTCTCCGTTCTGGTACTGCTGACAACGATCTCAACCCAATCAAGTCTACTGGTATGCTTCCAAAGGGTACACATGTTGTAACCCGTTTGAGCTCTTCCAAGGCATGGTGGGTACAGACCGATGCTGAGAATGGTCTCATGCTCGTAATGCGTCGTCCAATGGAGAAATCCATGGAAGGCGACTTCGAGACTGATTCTATGCGCTACAAAGCCACCGAGCGTTATGCGACCGGCTGGCACGATGCCCGTAACATCTACGGTACTCAAGGCGTTTAATCAGCACCTATGTAGTCCTAAAAGCCACCCTACAAGGGTGGCTTTTTTACTTTTTAGGGCGTTTTTCCTCAATAGTTTGCATAAGTAGTTATAGGAAGATTCATCCCATTCTGACCGCCGTTCCTTCCCGGTGAGACGACTCAGAGACAGCTTGGGATACCCACTGAGATAAGGAATCAAATAATGTCTAGCACATTTACATCCCCCATTCGTGTATTTAAGCGTAACAACCCAACCAACGACGGCACAATCGCCCCAGACAATACTGGCGCCGTACGTCTAAGTCAACAAGATGTAATTTTAAATCCAATTACTACAACCACTGGTGCAGCAACTGCATTAACAACCGCCCCCGTTGGTACAACCACAGCAGTTCCTTTTGTATTGCCAGCCGGCTCTATTATCGAGTCATTCTCGCTGTACCAAGACGTAGCCGCTGGTGGTCTCGTTGGTGGCGTAATTACAATGTCTATCAGCATCACCAACCCAACAACTGGTGCTATAACCACTACCGCTCTCGGCACAATTACCCCAACAGCGGCCGGCGGCCGTATCGCTGGTGTGTTTACTGCAACCGCAGCAACCGCAGCTATCATTGGTAACATTGGACCACTTGACGCCACATTGACATTCTCTGCGGCCTCTGTGACAACATTGTCAAGCGGTTCTTTGGGTGGCACGTTGGATGTTAACTACACTGCACGTAACAATGACGGTTCTATCATCGCCTACGGTTCTGGTTACACCAATAACTAATTAGGAGCCAATCATGCGTCAAGTAACCGTGACGGCTGATGCAACTGGGGTAACTACTCCAGTTGTACTCGACCAATACATTACTCCATTCCAAGTAACATATTCAAAGACTGGATCTGGTACCGTTCAAGCAACGGCAACAGACCCATATCCCGTTGAAAACGGAAACTTTGTCTCTGCCACTTTTACATGGATTACTGCACCAGTAACAGCACCAAACACTGCAACTTTTTTAGCACAGCCCTACCGTGCTATTCGTTTGTCTGGCGCTGCTGAAGGTGACACTTTAACGGTAATTCAATCCGGAGTTAAGTAATGCCTGTCTACCTCGACACTCGGGGTAATAGTGTTCTGTCTGTAGCGATCTGTGATCGCTGCAGCAGGAAGTTTGCGTATACAGATTTAATGCCCGATCCAAATTTTCCTGGTATGCGGGTATGTGCAGCAGATAGAGATAATTTTGATCCCTGGAGATTACCAGCGCGTCAAACAGAAAACATTGCGTTGCGTTTCCCTCGCCCAGATGTATCTGTGGCAACTGGGCCAAACTTGTTGAATACACAAGGTAACGCCAACGATCCACAACAGTACGATAACTTTACCTTAGAAGGCATTTTACCAGCCGCAGCTGCTCAAGGTAATTTGAACACCATGAGTGGCACCGCCGCGCCCGTGCGCGCGTCTGTCAGTGAGATTACTCCAAACAGCGGATCAAGAGCTGGTGGTTACACTGCAACAATTGGCGGTGATAACTTTAGAAATGTGTCTAACGTATTAATTGGTGGTGTGCCCACCAGTTTTACTGTGTTAAATGAAAACAGTATTAACGTGACAATACCAGCGTACGGTTTGCCAGGCAGTGTGGAAGTTGTTGTTACAACCAATGTTGATTCGGCAATTGCCTTAAACTTATTTACATACACCTAAAATGGCTAATCAACCGATAACAAGACTGCCAGTAGCGACAGCACTGACCGGTAACGAAGTTACGGTTGTTGTCCAAAATGGCGTAACCAAACAAACACAGCTCCAAGATATTTCTAATCTTGGTGGCCCAACCGGACCTACTGGCCCGCAAGGCGCCCCTGGTCCGACAGGCCCAACTGGTCCACAGGGACCAACCGGAGCACAAGGACCAACTGGCCCAACTGGAGATACTGGACCACAAGGACCAACTGGTTCAACAGGGCCAACTGGTCCACAGGGCCCAACTGGCCCAACCGGAGCGCAGGGACCCACTGGCCCAACCGGCTGGACTGGACCGACCGGCCCCACTGGCGATACAGGACCACAAGGTCCACAAGGAATACAAGGACCAACTGGCCCGATTGGACCGATTGGCCCAACTGGTGATACAGGACCGATTGGTCCGACAGGTGACACAGGACCGCTAGGCCCAACTGGACCACAAGGAATACAGGGACCGACTGGTCCGACAGGTTGGACCGGACCGCAAGGCATCCAAGGCCCCACTGGTGACACTGGACCACAAGGCATACAAGGACCGACAGGCCCCACTGGTTGGACTGGACCTCAGGGCATACAGGGACCGACTGGCGACACTGGCCCGCAAGGAATACAAGGCCCAACTGGCCCAACGGGCGACACAGGACCGCAGGGTATACAGGGTGTCACAGGACCGACCGGACCACAAGGCCAGACGACAGGATTAACGCTGTTCCTCGATGGTGCTACGGCAACTGGACCACAGGCATACGATTTATTAGTGGTTCCAAACACCGGCGCGCAGACTGATCTTTCAAGAGCAACAAACGCAAGCACGCCAGTTTTATTAGGTTCATTTGTAACTGCTGCTGATGTACCTAACAACACATCTTTCACAGGTGGCTTGTGGGAACTGTATGCGTGGATGCAACACACCGGAGGTGGTTCAACGTTTAGGTTTTGGACTGAGGTTCAAGAGGTCGCATCAGACGGCACGACGGTATTACAAACTTTAGCAAGTGGAAATTATGCTGGCGGAACTGCCGTTGCGAGTGCAACTCTTGGATTGTATGAGTATGATCTATTTGTCCCAACTTCTACGTTAGCATCTACAAGTAGCCGCATATTAGTTAATGTTTATGTTCAAGCGCAAACAGGAACGCCAACGGCTTCTTTGCACATGCGCGATAATGCGCAGTCGCACGTTGTTACGACAATTGCATTTAACGTAATTGGACCCACTGGACCACAAGGTCCAACTGGTGACACCGGACCACAGGGCCCAACAGGCCCGCAAGGAATACAAGGGCCCACCGGCCCAACTGGAGACATTGGACCAACTGGTGATACAGGACCACAGGGGCCCACTGGACCGCAAGGAATACAAGGTCCCACGGGGCCGCAAGGAATACAAGGCCCTACTGGAGACACCGGACCACAAGGACCCACTGGACCTCAAGGCATACAAGGGCCTACCGGCCCAACTGGCTGGACTGGACCGCAAGGCCCAACCGGAGACACCGGACCGACAGGACCAACGACTTACCCAGCAGCTGGAGTGGCAGTATCCACTGGCACGGCGTGGGGTACGTCATTAGTAGCAGCAAGTGCAAACACCGCAAGCGCGCTGGTACAGCGCGATACCAACGGTGACTTTAGCGCTGGTACAATAACCGCAACGGCATACATTGGAGTGAGTGGCGGTACATTTTAATTAGGGGTAGCACATGAAAATCGCCGTATATGCGATTAGCAAAAATGAAGAGCAGTTTGTAAAAACATTCTGCGAGTCCAGTAAGTTAGCTGATTATATTATGATCGCCGACACTGGTTCTACGGATGGTACGGTCGAGGAGGCTAAAAAGTATGGGGCTGTTGTTCATAGCATTTGCATTTCTCCTTGGCGCTTCGATCATGCTCGGAATGCCGCTTTGGCACTACTACCCGCTGACATTGACGTCTGCATATCGCTAGATCTGGATGAACAGTTAGAGCCAGGCTGGCGTGAAGAATTAGAGTGTCTCTGGACACCAGAGACCACCAGACTCAGTTATAAGTTTGACTGGGGGCATGGTAAAGTGTTTTACAGTACGAAGGTACACACCCGCAAGGGTTACCACTGGCATCATCCCTGCCACGAGTACATTAGGCCAGACCATCGGACCAAAGAAGTGTTTGCGTATAGTGAGATGTTGATGATTACGCATCATCCTGACGAAACAAAGTCACGAGGCCAGTACTTAGATCTACTGGAGATGTCGGTCAAAGAAGACCCAAGCTGCCCACGCAATGCGTTTTATTATGCTAGGGAGCTAACGTACTACCAGAAGTGGAACGATGCAATTGTGGCACTACAAAAGTATTTAGCGATGCCAGAGGCGACGTGGAATAACGAACGAGCCTACGCATTTAGGTTAATTGGTAACTGCTACGATAACTTGGGGTATGATGGTATGAATTGGTACCGTCGTGCAGTGTCCGAAGACGCGGGCGTGCGTGAGACTTGGTGTGAGTTAGCACAGGCGTGCTACAGAAAAGGATTATGGGAGGAGTGTTACGGCGCGGCATGTAACGCACTCAAGCTGACAGAGTGTACATTCACATACACAATCGACGCAAACAACTGGAAGGCAAGGCCGCACGACTTGGCGGCAATTGCAGCCTACCGTTTAGGATTTAAAGAAGAAGCAATTAAGCACGGCACTAACGCCTTGGAGTTTGAACCCAATAACGAGAGATTAATAAAAAACCTCGAGTATTATAAGGAATAAATATGGCACAGGCAGGTTTTACACCGATCAGTTTATACTACAGCACTACTGCGAGTGCTGTGCCGACCGCTGGCAACCTGGTTCCTGGCGAGTTAGCAATAAACATTAACGACGGCAAGCTGTACTTTGAAAACAGTTCCGGCGTTGTTACATTACTGGCGCAGAGCAGCGCGTCGTCCCCTGTCACATCTATCTCGTTTGGCACGACTGGATTAACCCCCTCTACGGCAACGTCGGGCGCGGTAACTGTCGCCGGCACACTCGTTGTTGGTAACGGCGGCACGGGTTTAACTTCTCTAACAACTGGCCGCATACCTTACGGCGCTAATACCGCCGCGTTTGGTAACTCGGCAAATCTGTTTTTTGACAGCGCAAATACACGACTTGGTGTTGGTACATCATCGCCAGCTGTAACAGCCTCGTTGGTTGGTATTGATGCGATGTTAATCCCCAAGGGCGCAACAGGCGATCGGCCAGCTGGCGTGTCTGGTTATTTGCGCTTTAACACAACGACAAGCGAGTTTGAGGGATACAACGGCACGGCGTGGGCATCGGTTGGTGGCGCGGCGTTAAGTAACGACACTACAACTTCAACTAATATTTATCCGTTGTCTGCCGCGGCAACAAGTGGCACGGCAGCAACACTCTACACATCGAACGCTAAGTTTTTATATAAGCCAAGTACTGGCGAACTACAGGCTAGTGCAGTAGTTGCCAGCAACGGTATTTTTGTAAACAGTCAAACAGTAGCTACTAGCTACACCATTGCTGCAGGAACTTCAGGAATGTCTTCTGGTCCCGTCACCGTAGCAAGCGGACAATCAGTAACCGTCGCCAGCGGAGCTCGCTGGGTAGTTTTATAAGGAAATAATATGGCAAGCATAGTCGTAACAGGCGATACAAGTGGTTCAGTAACCTTATCGGCTCCATCCGTATCAGGATCAACTGTACTCACTCTACCCACCTCATCGGGAACCCTAGTCGTTACTGGTGGAGCGCAGACTATTGAGTTTGCAGACGGCTCTGCTTCTGCTCCTTCGATTACCAACTCAGGCGATACAAACACGGGTATGTTCTTCCCAGCAGCCGACACTATTGCATTTACAGAAGGTGGTGCTGAGGCGATGCGTATTGATTCTAGTAGTCAAGTTGGTATTGGCACTAGTAGTCCTGCTTTTAAAACTGAAATAGTTGGTGGTGCAGATACAGTAGAAACCACATTGTTTCAAATTAGGTCAAATGCTGGTGGAATTAATACAGGTAGCACAATTGCCCTTGCCAATTCTACAAACGCAACAGCAGGTTCAGGGCGAGTAGAGTTAGCTGGACTTAGAGATACTTTAAGCGGAAGTTCATTTGTAGTTAGAACTGCTGATAGTAGTGGAACAGTTACAGAACGGATGCGTATTGATTCTTTTGGAAGGGTATATTTAAATGCCTATAGCAATAATTTATATGGCAATAACGCTCAACAGTTAGCAATTAATACTGGTACAACTGGTTTAAGTATTCAAACTACTGACACTAGAAGTACAGGTTTTTGGACTAATAGCGGTTCTGCTGGAACTTCTAATGCCGCCACTTATTTGCAATTTTTTAATAATTCAGCACAAACCAATGTTGGTTCTGTTACTTCTACAGGAACAAACTGTTTATATAACAACTTATCAGACTATCGATTAAAAGAAGATATTGCACCAATATCAAACGGATTAGCTTTAGTTTCTGCATTAAAACCTATAAATTTTAAATGGTCATCAAATAAAACTGAAGATTTTGGATTTATTGCACACGAGTTTCAAGAAGTAATACCAAATTTTGTAACTGGCAATAAAGATGCCGTTGATGAAAAAGGAAAACCAATTTATCAAGCAATGGACTCGTCAGGAGCAATACCATTATTGGTAGCCGCAATCCAAGAACAACAGCAAATCATCAACGACCTCAAAGCCCGCATAGAAACTTTGGAGAACACATAATGTCATCGGTCATAACCGCATCTACAACAAGTAACACAGCCCTAACGCTGTCTGGTGATACCAGCGGTCAATTAGAGATCAAAACAGGCTCAGGACCAACTACAGCTATTACAATCAGCTCCGCCCAGCTAACCACAATCGCTAACGATGCTTCTATATCAGGTCTTACTGTTGGTAAGGGTAGTGGTGCTGTAGCTACTAATACTTCTGTTGGAGCTAGTGCTTTAGCAAGCAATTCATCTTCAGGTTCGATGACTGCTGTTGGTTATCAGGCTTTGTATTTAGCTACATCGGGTCAAAATACTGCGGTAGGTTCACAATCATTTTATACAAATGGTGCTGGTGGATATAACACAGGGGTTGGTGTTCAGTCAGGATATTTAAATACATCGGGTTCATACAATGTTGCATTAGGACATTCTGCACTTTATTCAAACACCACCGCATCTAACAACACAGCAGTAGGTTATCAAGCTGGGTATTCAACTACCACGGGAGAAGAAAATACTGCTGTTGGTCATCTTGCTCTGTATTCCAATTCAACCGCATCAAACAACTCAGCATTTGGTAGAGCATCTCTATACTCTAATACAACTGGAACAAGCAATGTGGGGTTAGGCTACCAAGCCCTTTTTTCAAACACCACCGCATCTAATAACACAGCAGTAGGTTATCAATCCTTATACACAAATTCAACTGGTGCTGAAAATACTGCTGTAGGTTATTTTGCATTAAAAACATCAACTACAGGCTCGCAAACTGCTGTTGGTTCTTATGCAATGCAAAAATCCACTACTGGAATTTCCAATACAGCTGTTGGTCATGTAACTTTGTATGAAAATACCACAGGCTCTTATAATACTGCTCTTGGGCAAGAAGCATTAAGATTTAACACCACCGCATCTAGCAACACAGCAATAGGTTATCAAGCTTTATATAGCAACACAACAAGTGGCACAAATACAGCAATAGGGTATCAATCTCTTAGAAGTAATACAGGAGATTCAAGCGCAGCAGTAGGCTTTCAAGCTCTATACTCTAATACAACTGGAAGAAATCAAGGCTTTGGAACATACGCACTTTATACAAATACCACAGGCACACAAAATAATGCTTATGGAGATTCTGCACTTTATCTAAATACTACGGGAAATAATAATACTGCTCTTGGTTATGTTTCTGCGTTTAACAATACAACAGGCGCTAATAATGTAGCCATAGGACATTCTGCACTCCAAGCAAACACCACAGCATCTAATAACACAGCAGTAGGTTATCAGGCTGGGTATAACAACACTACAGGCGATAAAAACACATTCTTAGGAACATATGCTGGTTTTGAAGTTAGCACGGGTGTAGAAAATACATTTGTTGGGTACGGTGCTGGACCAAATGGGACTGCATCTACAGGTTCATATAACACAGCCGTTGGGCGAGCCGCACTTCAATCAAATACCACCGCATCTAACAACACAGCAGTCGGTTATCAAGCTGGGGTAAATACTACAACTGGCGGCACTAATGTATTTCTTGGTAGGCTTGCTGGAAACAATGTAACCACTGGATTTTCAAATGTCTGTATTGGAAATAGTGCAGAAACTGGGGCGGTAGGAAATAATAATGAAATTGTTATTGGTAATTCAGCCACAGGTAAAGGTTCAGCTACAGGATTTATTAACCCTAATGGTGGTGGCGTATTTCAAGGCAATAATAATTCTACTTGGTCGCAAACCTCTGACCAGCGTTTAAAGAAAAACATTGTTGATAATAACGAAGGTTTGAATAAAATTACGGCTATTAAAGTTCGTAATTTTGAGTATCGTTTGCCCGAAGAAGTTACCGAATTGCCTAAAAATCAAGCAGTTAAAAAATCAGGCGTTCAACTTGGTGTGATTGCTCAAGAACTTCAAGAAGTTTGCCCTGATTGTGTAACTGAACAATCAACTGGAGTATTGTCGGTAAATACCGATGATGTGTTTTGGCATCTTGTAAACGCAGTAAAAGAACTTAACGCTAAAGTAGATGCACAAGCAGCCGAAATCGCTGCTTTGAAAGGAGCTAAATAATGACTACAACAATCGGTGGTTCATACCCAGCCGTTAATAGTGATAGTGATGCAACTATCAATGGTGTAACTGTTGGTAAGGGTGGTGGTGCTTTAGCTTCCAATACCGCAATCGGCAATGGTGCTTTAGCCGCTACAAATACTGTGGGTTTTAATGTGGCTGTTGGGGCTAATGCTTTTAATGCAAACACTACAGGTCAAGGTGGAGTCGCTGTAGGAAGTGGTGCTTTACAAAATAACACGACAGGCAATAACAATACAGCAGTTGGCATCAATTCCCTTTTATTCAACACAACTGGGCAATATAGCTCTGCTTACGGAACTGCATCATTACAATCTAATACAACGGGTGCAAATAATACGGCACATGGATATGGTGCTTTACAAAATAACACCACAGCATCTAATAACACAGCAGTAGGTTATCAAGCCCTGTATACCAACACAACAAATTCAAATTCCACAGCCGTTGGTTATCAAGCTGGCTACGCCAGCACAGTATCACCTAATACATTTATTGGATATAGGGCTGGAAATGCTCAAACAACTGGTCAATTTAATACATTTGTAGGGCATGAAGCTGGTCAAGCAAACACAACAGGAGTTCAAAACAATTTTTTTGGACACCAAGCTGGTTATTTTGTAACAACTGGAACTAAAAATACTATTGTTGGTGGCTACAACGGCAACCAAGACGGACTAGACATTCGCACCGCTTCTAACTACGCAGTTATCTCTGATGGTGATGGCAACCGCTTGCTTACAATGGCAAACGGACAGACGCTTGCTTTAGATGGTGGAGCAGTACCTAACTCAGGCACAGGCATTACATTCCCAGCAACCCAATCCGCTTCATCTAATGCAAACACACTAGATGATTATGAGGAAGGGACTTTTACACCAACTATTATCGGAACAACATCTGCTGGAACAGCTTCATATGTTGCTCAAATAGGCACATATACAAAAGTTGGAAGATTGGTTTTCTTTGAAATTTATGTTAATTGGAGTAGTGGAACTGGAACTGGATTTTTAAAAATAGACAATTTGCCATTTACTTCAGGAAACACTAGTGGATATCCAGCAGTATCTATTGGTTGGTTTAACCAAGTTGCTTTAAGCGCAAATAGTGTTGCAACTGCATTTGTTGGAAATAATGAATCTCAAATTTATTTTTATGAGTATGCAACTGGCGGTGGAGCTTCAGGACAAGTTGCTTATGATGCTGCTGGTGGAATTCAAATAGCTGGATGTTATCAAGTTGGTTAACTAGACCAGATTAGTCTAGTCAGATTTTTAATAGGAGAAACAAAATGGCATTAACAAAAGAAGTAGCAGTAGACCAAATTACAGTAACCGAGAATGGTATTGTATTAGTCAGAGAAACCACAACCATTAAAGAAGATGGTGTAGAAATCTCTAAGAAATATCATCGCACTTCATTTGTGCCTGAGCAAGATGTAAGTTCTCAGCCAGCCAATGTTCAGGCTATCTGTGCTGCTGCATGGACACCAGAAGTAATCGCTGCATATAAAGCACAGCAAGAATCTAACAAACCCCTAGGAGTATAAAATGACTGAAATCGTTCAAGAAAAACCAACAGCAGAAGAAATTGCTCGCCATTATTCAGCCGCAATGGATTCAGTAAACCTTATCAATGCTGGTAAGCCAGAAGAGATGTCTGACGAAGACTGGGCTGACTGCGTTGCTCGCAACAAAGAGCACCTCAAGATCATGCTTGCTAAAGACTTTTGGACTACGGAAGATTTAAGTCCGCTAGAAGCAGCAGCACAATAATGTCCGACCTAATTGACAAAAACGAGGCCGCCTTGTCCGCGCACGAGGCGGTCTGTGCCGAGCGCTACGCCGGCATCAACGCGCGGCTAAAACGCATCGAGCAGATCCTAGTCGGGTCGGTGGGATTCATTGTGGCGACCATGATCGCCCTACTAGTAAAATTACACTAATGAATAATGTCAGACCAATTTGGCTTTTTAGAAGGAGCAAAATCTCTTGGTAGCACCCTTGACTCCGCGCGCGGGGTCAGCAAGGAGTTATCTACCAGCATCGCCAACGTACAAAAAGAAGCAACCGACCTAGCCCAGCAACGCGCCCAAGAGCGCATCAGGGCACAAAAGGTCCACGTCGACCAGACCATACTAAAGGCATTTGACGAGTTCAAAATCATCGAGGAAGTCAAGCGCCTCGAGCAAAAGATGAAGGCCGAGGTGACACGAAACTACGGCCCCAAGGCGTGGGATGACATACAGGTCATCAAGGCGCGTCTCTTAAAGGAGAAAAAAGAAAATGAAAAGCTGTTTAACAAAGACCTACACGAAATTAAAAGAGTTCAGCTCTACTGTTTTATCGCGGCTGGTGTCGTTGCCTGGTACCTTACTTGGGGCCATAAGGGGTAAAAAATAATGTTCCCGCTAACCGCCATCGTCGACGTCGGGATGAAGATCCTAGACAAGTTTATCCCAGACCCAGAGGCTAAGGCCAAGGCGCAACAAGAGCTCCTCAAGATGCAACAAGAGGGCCGGCTGGCAGAGCTTAACGCCGACAACATCGAGGCACAGGAGCTTACCAAACGCCAGCAGGCCGACATGGCAAGCGACTCGTGGCTGTCCAAGAACATCCGCCCGATGACACTGATCTTTATACTGATCGTGTACACCATATTCGCCGCCATGAGCGCCGCAGACATCGAGGTCAACAACAACTACGTCGAGCTTCTGGGCCAGTGGGGCATGCTAATCATGTCATTCTATTTCGGCGGACGCTCGCTGGAGAAGATCATGGAAATGAAGAAAGGCAAAAGTGAACCTAAGCCCTAACTTTACACTAGAAGAACTAACCGCCAGCGAGGTGGCACAGCGCAAGGGGCTAGACAACACCCCAAACGCCACCGAGACGGCTAACCTAGTACGCACCGCAGAGTTACTAGAACAGGTCAGATCGCTACTTAACAAGCCGATCCTTGTAAACTCAGCGTTTCGCTCTAAGCCAGTTAACGACTCTGTCGGCAGCAAGGACACTAGCCAGCATAGGTTGGGTTGTGCCGCCGATATCAGAGTCCCCGGATTGACCCCCAAACAGGTCGTACAGGCCTGCATCGATGGAGGAATACCATTTGACCAGATCATTGAAGAGTTTGGCTCCTGGACGCACATCAGCGTGCCAAACACTAAAGAACAACAACCAAGGCGTCAGGCCTTAATTATTGACAAGAACGGTACCAGACCGTACAATTAGTCTAAATTAAGGAGACGTTATGTTACGACATCACCTGGCGGTGTACGCCTGTGCGATTGCTCTTGTCTGGGGTACATGTTTTCATGATCCCCTAGCAAAATGGGCACAAGCCAACACCCCATTCCAATGGGTTGCAGACTCAACCGTTGAGCTAATCGAACACTTTGAAGGAAAGCGCTACCGAGCCTACCAAGATTATGGCGGCAACTGGACAACTGGCATCGGTCATTTAATACGCCAAAAGGACATCCATTTGCTCCACAGGGAGCTTTCTGAGGCAGAGGTGGTGGGTATCCTACACCGTGACCTAGAAAAGTGCTCTAAAGCCCTAGAATCGGCTTTAAACAGCATTCCTAGAAGGCACCAGATCGATGCGTTAATGAGCCTATGCCACAACATTGGGCCAGACAACATGACCCGCTCAGAGGTGGTTAGACATCTTAACGAGGGTAATGTACACAAGGCGGGGGATGCCTTCCTCAACTGGAGCACCCCACCAGTTCTTAAAAAGCGTAGACAGATAGAGCGGTCGTTGTTTTTAGCTGGGGCGTAAACCCTTGATTTTTTGCATAAGTAGTATTAGGGAATTGATCACATTTTAACATTGAGGAAATACCATGGAAGGCTTTAAATCTCTACCAAAGATGCAGTGCTTTAAAGATGGTGGTGCAGTCAAGTCAGCATATTCTAACGGTGGCAAAGCCTATAAAAATGGCGGTCATTCTGAATCCAAAGAAATGGAAAAAGACATTGCCCAAGACAAGAAGATTGTCAAAAAGGCACTTGCTATGCACGACAAGCAATCACACGAAGGCGAGAAGACCGATCTTAAAAAATTAAATAAGGGCGGTCGCATGAAGAAAGAAGGCGGTTGCGTAGCTCGTTATCAAGCTGGCGGTTCTATCAAAATGAAGAAAGACTCTGGCGACAAAGACGACATTAAAAAGATCAAATTGACCAAGCCTAAGAAAGCAAAAGCTCCTAGTGCTGCAATGAAAGTAAAAGAATCAAACATTAAAGAAAGCATGCCAAGTGGTGGTTTAGATACCATCATGCCTCCTTCTTTAAGTAGCGAAATGCCTTCTCCTCCCATGATGCGTAAGGGTGGTAATGTTAAAAAATGTTCTACTGGCGGAGCATTAAAAAATGTTGATGCAGAAGACAACCCTGGTTTAGCAGAACTACCAACCCATGTTCGTAACAAAATGGGTTACAAACGTAACGGCGGAAAGATTTGCTAATATGCCAATAGAGTCTAAACAGCAACAGAAGGCAATGTACGCCGCCGCGGCTGGTAAGTCAACCCTTGGCATTCCTAAAAAAGTTGGTAAAGAGTTTATTAAAGCCGGCAAGGCAAAACCAAATCTTCCACAAAAAGTAACTAAACGCGCTTCTGGGCGCGGGAGATAATTTTGGCGTATTCTAATACAACTGGTCAGACAACCATTAATGTTGATCAGTTAATTTCATATGCGTTTCGTGATGCTGGTAAAACGGCAGAAGAAATGACGCCTGAGTATATTGATGCAGCCAAGCAAGCGTTATTTTATAACTTGCAAAATCTGTCTAACTTAGGTGTTAACCTTTGGTTATTAGAAAACCAACTGTATGGTGCGGTAACTGCACAACAACAATTATATTTACCTAAGACCACAATTGATGTGCGTGAGGCTAACTGGGTATACATTATTAATTCACAGGCAGCCGAGTATTTACCCGTATCTAATCCCGACTCACCCGCAGCATTTGACCAAAACCTCGATGTCCCAGCAACCTCAACCATTGGTGCAAATTTTTTTGGTCTTGAGTACCAAGATGCACTCCCAGTCTTTTATGTCGGCTTTAACGGGTATGCATCTGGTGGTGGTACTACGACTTACAATTTTGCGTATGAGGTTAGTGATGATGGTGTAACTTGGACAACTGTAAAACAGTTACCAGAAACTACATTAGCAGATCGTGAGTGGGCGTATTTTAATATTAGCATTACACCAAACCATTACTTTTATCGTTTGCGTGAAACCGTGGCAACCACATTCACCGTACGACAGATTGTATTTTCAACCAGCCAACAAGTTATTCCATTAGCACGCCTAAACCGTGACGACTACTGGAACCTTCCAAATAAACAGTTTCCATCGGTAAGATCATTACAATACTGGTTTGATCGTACGATTGAGCCTTCTATGTATTTATGGCCGGTACCTAACAATGACTTCCAAATGTTCCAATTAATTGTAGAAAAACAAATGGAAGATGTTGGTTCATTGACAAACCAAATTTATGTGCCAGATCGTTGGATTAACTGTGTGCAAAAACAGTTGTCCCACAGCATGTCTTTGCAACTACCTAATATTGATTTAAACAGAATTCAATATTTAGAAGCACAAGCACAAAAAGCCTACATGGATGCAGCTAGTGAAGAGCGAGATAAGTCGCCAATTTATTTCCAACCTAACATAAGTTACTACACACGATGAGCGGCGCATATGTAATGACCTACGACAATCTAGTCGAAGACGTTCAGCGTTACATGGAACGTGATGACGCTGGTTTTGTCGCACAGATCCCCAGCCTAATTGGTTTGGCTGAAGCGGCTATTGCGGCTGAGTTAAAGTCATTGTTGCAGTTGACTGTGGTAGAAACCACATTGGCAACCAACCAAGATGTGTTGGCTAAACCAGCACGCTGGCGTAAAACAGTATCTATGAAAATCAATGGTGCGCCAATATTGTTGCGTTCACAAGATTTTATTGCACAATACCAATCTGAATCTGATAACGCCCAGCCAAAATATTACGGCGAGTATGATTATAACAACTGGAACTTTGCACCAAAACCAGATCAAGACTATTCGGTAGAAATTATTTACTATAGTTTAATCCAACCATTGGATTTTTCAAATCAACAAAATTTATTTACCCGTGAGTGTCCGCAGGCAATGTTGTTTGGCACTTTATTACAAGCACAAGGCTACTTAAAAGCACTAGACAAGCTACCTGTGTGGAAAGCATACTACACTGAGTCTTTAGCGGCGTTGAAAAAGGAAGACAACTCACGTCGCATTGATCGAAATACTACGGTCCAGGAACCATAATATATGCCAATATTTACATCACCGTTTACCGGCACAGTCGTACAACCAACCGACGTATCGTACTACGAGCTTAATTTTAGTGCAAATGTACAGTTATATTGGCCTGCGGTTGTTAACCCCCAACAAGTGCCTGCCGCACGCATTATTGACTGCACACCATCCACATCGGGCTTGGTTGTTTCATTACCACAAGCAGATCAAGGTGCTTTAGGCACAGACATTTTAATCCGTAACTTTGGTGCAAACACATTTACGGTTGAGGATTTTGATGGTACTGGGTCAGTCTCAATCGCTGCTGGTGTATCTAAATACTTCTACTTATCTGATAACACCACCTCCGCAGGTATTTGGCAAAATGTCACCTTTGGTGCTGGCACATCATCTGCCGATGCCGCCTCATTAGCCGGTGCTGGTTTAGTGGCGCTTGCTGGCAAACTAAACACCACACAAAACATTGTGTCTGTGTCATCAACCCCATCAATTACAGACGCAAGCCGTGCCTCCACATTTGTTTGGACGGGCGGTAATGGTGCGTTTACTCTACCTACGGCGGCTAGTCTAAGTAGCGGTTGGTATATTGCGTTTAGAAATAATGGCACGGGTGCAATCACAATTACGCCACAGGGCACTTCGACTATTGACGGTCTAGCTAGTATTACCGTTAATCCAGCCGAATCTGGTTTTATTTTATTCCAGCAATCTACTGGTAACTTCTTTACCGTTGGATTATCTGTACCATCGAATGTAACCTTTACATCGGCAACATACGACGTAGACTCTATTGTTGGTAATACATTTAGTTTAGTGTCCTACGCACCAATCATTCAAACCTATGTTGCCTTAGCTGGCACTCGTTCGGTTGACTTAGATGTAACATTACCAGCAACCACCCAGTTATATGTGTTGGTAAACAACACCGGTCAAGCGGGCTACAATGTTACATTCCAAATTTCGGGCAGTTTACAGACACCCATTCAGTTAGGTAACGGCGGTGTTATTTTGGCGTTAAGCGACGGTAACCAACTGTATGTGATTAGCCAAACAACAGTAGGTATTTACCTTGCTGATAACGGTTCGGCAGCAGCACCATCGTTTTCCTTTACAAATGATACCAACACGGGTATGTATTTAATCGGCACCAGCAACTTAGGATTTACAGCTAACTCAATACTCATGTTAGACATTGATAACACCAACACACTAAGCCCTCAAATATCTACACCAGCAACATTTAACGCAGGGTTAATAGGTGGCGGGACGTTCTAATGGCGGAACAAAGTGCAACACAACAGCAGTATAATTTAGTTTATACGCTTGGTGTAAAGCCTGGCATTAAACGAGATGGTACTATATTTGAATCACAAGAGTTTAGTGATGGAGAATGGTGCCGTTTCCAGCGTGGTGTGCCTAGAAAAATGGGTGGCTACCGTGAGTTGTTTGCCACATTTACGGGCATCCCCCGTGGCATGATCTCCAACTCGTTTAACGGCGTTAACTATGTATTCGTTGGCAACCAATATGGTTTAGAAGTATTTACAACAGGCACTACATTTGGCGTTGGTAGTGGTCCGCTTGTTGCAAATATTTTACCCGGCTACTCGCCATTTACTTTGGTGTCCAACACAACCAGTACCTTTGTAATTGCTGGTGATGTTACGGCGGCGTTTCCTGCCGCAATGACGGTTATATTTGACGACGACATTACTACCGCAACTACAGTAGTTAGTGCGGTATATTCGTCACCAAATACAACGGTAACTGTAACGGCCTCCAGTATTGCTGGAACGCCCACAACGGTAGCGTTGTACGATGTTACATTTACACCAGATCCAAATCTGTTGTGGCAGTTTGACTTACAGTATTCGCCTGCGGGTGGATCGTTACAAGTGTTGGCGCATCCGGGTCAAAACTTAGCAAACATTGACAACGCCATCCAGACCCAAGTATTAACGGGTGGGTTGTTACCCGACTCGTTAAACGAGTGGAATTTTTATGGATTGGCTGATACGGGTGGGCAGAACCCAACCTATCGTCCAATTGTAGTAGACGGCGGTGTGTGCGTGTTGTACCCCTTTACATTTGTGTATGGATCAGACGGATTTATTGCTAACAATAATGTTGATACTAATACGACATTAGCGAACTATAATCAGCAGACAATTACTGATTGGAATGGCCCAATAGCTAACCAAGTCAACATGGCTTCGTCTAAGATTGTTAAGGGCATACCCGTGCGTGGTGGTACTAACTCACCATCTGGATTGTTCTGGGCAACCGATAGTTTGATCCGTGTTTCGTTTACTGGCACGACTCCGTTGTACTGGCGTTACGATATTATTTCTAGCCAGATCTCTACCATATCATCTTCGTGCTTTGTTGAGATGGATGGTATTTTTTACTGGATGGGTGTTGACCGTTTCTACCAATACAATGGTACGGTCTCTGTACTGCCAAATGATAAGAATGTAAATTGGCTATATGATAATCTCAACTTCGTACAGCGCCAAAAGGTATGGGCGACCAAAGTACCTCGGTATAATGAGATCTGGTTCTTTTATCCCCGTGGCGATGCAACGGAATGCACTGATGCAATCGTATACAATGTTAAGGACAAAATTTGGTACGATGCGGGTAGTGCACCAGGGTCACGCAGATCGTGTGGGTATACCACCGAGGTATTTCCAACACCAATCTGGGCTGGATGGGAAGACATTAATACATTTAGCGTACCGTTTGAAGTGATTGACGAGCCACCTAGCGAGTCGCCACCTAATAATAACCAAGTGTATATTAATGGTGATGTAACAGCCACCTTTGGTGCTGGCGATTATATCTCGCTGACAAACACAGGAAGCCCTGTGGTTTACCAAATTGTTACTAGCGTGTTTATGTTTACATCTGCCATAACGGCGACTAACCCAGAGGGTGTGACTTTAATCACAGTGTCTGAAAACTTCGATCCTATTCAAGTAGCTGGCGATTACATCTATTACATTGAGGGTGGTTACCCACTCTGGCAGCATGAGTTTGGTACCAACGCAATTACATTTAACCAAGAGTTTGCCATTACTTCTAGCATCACAACTTGTGATATCAGTTGGGTTGGCGGCACACCCGCACAAGACTCTGCTAGTGGCATTAATCGTCGCATGCATTTACGCAGAGTAGAGCCAGACTTTGTTCAATCTGGTACAATGGGTATGACAATATTAGGTCGTAAGTTTGCCCGTGGTGCAACAGAAAATTCTGGCCCATTTTATTTTGATCCAGACACAGGCAAAATTGATTTGCGTGTAGAACATCGTGAAATGCGATTAAAGTTTGAATCAAATGTATTAGATGGTAATTTTGAAATGGGGCGTTTGCTGTTAACCGTTGAATACGGAGATGAACGTCCATGAGTATTCAAACATACTTCCCGATCAACCCAGAGTATATGTCATGGGAAGA